ATATTGAGCAGTTTTAATCTGCACTAAAGCGTCAGCGAATTTGTCTATTTGAGATGCCAATTTAATTCTTTTTTGGCTATCTAGTGAACTTGCAATTTTTGTAAGGTTTTGAACTATTTTTTCCATTATAATGTCCTTTTAAAAGGCTGAATGTTTCGCCTACGTTGTCTTCTCATGTAGTTTCTTCTCTCTGTAGAGAAGTTAAACTTAGGCTCAAACGTTTGACCAGTAAATATATAGTTAGATATATTCGATCCTATGAAGCTTCTAACATCACCAATTTGTTCATCAAATGTAACAAAAATTCTTCTATGCGTTGTTCGTGCATAAAAGTCTCCGTGAGGTTCTACATCTCTTGTAATAGCTCGTCCTGATTTACAGGTATATTCTATTCTTATTACTTCTTTATTATGCTTAGCCCATCTTAGCGCTTGAAAAACAGACGGAAAAGCAGGATACTCTTGAATTTTTTCTTCATCTATTTCAGGCAGTTCAGCTTCTGATGCTTCCTCTTCTTCCATCTTTCCCATCGCTTCTTCTGGGGTGAGAATCGGAAGATCGCCTTCTACCATATCATCTTCTACCATATCATCTTCTGGCATCTCTATATCAAAAGTTTGTGCGTCATACATATCGAGAGGTTCATCTGGGCTATCTGGGTCATATAACATTTGTGCCTCAATTTTCTTCAAATAGTTTTGTGTTGCTATTACTCTCATTAGATATAAATAACTTTATTTCCTTCATTTTCCTTCAACTTTTTTGAAAGTAACTATCGTTTCGCCAATTTCATTTTTTTCCAGATCTACTTTATCTCCTATTTTAATTCCATTCACACTAAAAAAATCTAAATTCGCCTCTATAGCCATTAAACAATCAGTATCACTTGATACCGCTTTCATAGACATAGGTTTTATATTTGTTATTTTAATTATTTTATTTTCAGGAGAGACAAAAGCAATATCTAATGGAATATATGTATTTAATCCCCAAAAATTAAGAACTTTAGGAGTTGAAAACTTAAAAGCCATACCAGAATCTTCACCAAGTTTATTTCTAAACATCAGACCTTGCTGATGCAAGCTTGGTGTATCTGCCATTTCTACTGTCATTTTAAGCATTACTCTACCTCAAAATCTATATTTTGTCTTTCTAAATCGTAAATAAAATCTTCGAGTTCTGCTTCTTCTACATTAAAAATAATACCGTTTTCTACTTTTGTAGCTATCGTCGCAGTAGTGTCATTGTATCTAGAGTATAAATCAAACCAAGTATCTACAGACTCCTTGTCCATAGCTCTTTCTTTTTTGCTTTCGAATAATTCTTCAACTTTTGGAATCATTCTAAATTTTTGCAGATCATCATCAAAACCATATTCAAAAGCTAATTTGCCACCATTGAATTTTAACATCTTTTTCTTTTCGTGGTCGTACCAAATTAACTCTCTATCTATGGCTTGTTTTGTTATAATCTCTTTCTCTGGATTTAAAACAAGAACGTTTTTCATTATGCGTTATCCTCACAAAATCTATTCCACCATGATTGTTCATATTTACTAGTTTGCTTTTTAGAAGCTTGTCGTGCGTTAATGTTGTTCTTTGCCGTAATATAATCTATATCATTGTTACTATCGAAAAATGATTTATCATTACCTAAAATCATTGTTTTAATTATGTCAGACCCTTTTGAGGTTATTTCTACCTTGTCACCAACACACCTAATCAGTCCTTGATCTGTCATAGCTTCTATCTCTGTTGGACTCAATGTCTTAGGTTTTTTATATATTTTTGCAGATACTTGATTGTTAGTGTCTTTCCATACAGAATATAGAGATTTAGCACTTTTAGGATCTACATGATCTTTTGTCTTGTAGGTTTTTAGATCTACATCATAAAGATTTCTCATTAAAAAGTCTAATACGTTTGAATGTTGTGATTGTTTTTTCATAATTTACCTTTGTTAAGCCATTCGTTTGTTAGTTTCCATTCTTTCTCATTTAATTCTAAGTAATGTAGATGCCTATGACAATTACTACATAAAACAATACATTTTTCTATTTCTTTTAATATGCGTTTTTTACCATATCCCATAGAAATACAATTAGATATAGTAAAATCTTTTTGTGTTGGATCTTTATGGTGGAAATCTAAACAAAACCATTTTTCTTCGTTGCATTTTTCGCATTTAGATTTCTTTTTTATACTATTGACCCAATTTCTTTTTTCTTTTTTCCTTAATCTGTCCCTTTTGTTTATTTCTTCTTGATGGTTTTTTCTGTAATTTCTAGCATTCTCTGCGTCTCTTTTTTTAAATTTATTAGTTGTCTTTTTTACATTTCTATTGTAATGTCTTTTTTGTGCTAATTTAGATTTCTCTTTTTTGCGATCTTCTTGACACTGTTCTCCACCACAACATCTATTTTTTAATTCATGGACTTTAAAACTATTGCCACAATATTTACATGTTGTTCGTCGTTTTCGTATCTCTTTTTTATTGTCTTTTAAGTATTTTTTTTGTCTTATTTTTACAGACTCTTTAAAACACTCTTCAGAACAATACTTTCTTTTATGAACATCTGATCTAAATTCTGTTTCACAAATTAAACATTTTTTACATAATCCTTTTATCTTATTCATTTAAAAATCTCCAAATTAACTAGTTCTACGTAATAATTCAAAGAGTAAAAGCAGTTTCCTCTAACATATTTGGTAAAAAAGAATTATTCTTTTAATATAATGTATTCATTTGTCAAATAGCTTTACCATTTTGATAACGTGCTTCTCGAAGGATAAGGGTCTTCTGTGCCTCTATCGTACCAACTATAAGGTTCGTTCCTTAGTTCCCTCCAATAATGACCTTCACCTGCGCGACCATCATTGTTATAGTTGTCAAATCCTTTTCTATATCTGCGTTGTTGCTGTTTATCTTTTTGTCTGCCAGCAACTTCGTCTGAAATATCGTTCCATTCAAAAGCTCTTTCAAGCATAGGAAGATCTAAGTTCGACCATGGACCAGCGACTCCTCTTGCTGTTTTGACCACATCTCTACTAGTAAAAACTTGACCGCTTAAAACAAAACGAAGAAGTTTCCTAATATATGATAGAATGCAATTCTTTCTTATAGTCCAATCTAAACATAGTTTGTAATCAGGAACAGACATCATGACATCTTTAGAGAAGTCGATAGAATCAGTATTTAACGCTAGTTTAAGGTTTTTGAAGAAACCTATTTCTATTAAACTCTTCCTACATCTATCAGATGCGGAGCATAAAAGACGAGCTAAAATATCAATATCTTTAAGCGAGTTTACAAAAAGTTTCACTAAACGAACATCTATGCCAACTGATGCGTCCATTTCTTTTTTTTGTTGTAACAGTTCGGAAAGTTCATTCCAAAGTTTATCAAGTAATTTATTATTGTTTTTGATCTGCTTGTCAATAAGTTGTATTTTTGTTTGGATGGGAGTCTGATACATTTTATTTTTGTATCTAAATTGACATATTTTTTGGTCTATGAGTTTTACTCCATAGTAATATGTCTCTTTTTGTAGTATGTCCCAAGTACTTTTCATTTTTAGTCTTTAGAATAAATCTTCTTTATTTTGATTTAATTCTGGTCTTTTGGCAAGAAGTGCTTTTTCTTGCTCTTGGTCAACAAAACCTATATCATCGCCTTCTCCACTATTGTCATATGCCAGCATGTCAGTAGTTTTCTCTTCTCTCTGGTTGCCTACTGGTTTAATAGAGGATTCAGATATTTTTTTAGCAGCTTCTTTTAATTTCTTTTGAGCTTTTTTTGCTGCGGCTGTCTTTTTTGAAGCTTTTTTAGTGGTCTTCTTCGTTGTTTTTCTAGCCTTTTTAGTGGTCTTTTTAGCAGTCTTCTTTGTTTCAGTTTTAAAAATATCAACTGATTCTTCTTTTGGTTCTGGTTTCGCCAAAGGATCTATTTCTATTTCTACTCCTTCATCAGAAAAGTCTATGTTCGTACCTACTTGGAGACTTTCAATCTCTATGCCACCAATGCGATCCATAGCTGCTTTGGTGCTTTCATCTTTATTCAGCATGGTCTGCTTCTCCATGTCAAAAGCACTCATTTTAGTTGGAGTCGCTGTTGCATCTATTTCTGCTTGTAGCTCTTCTATTGCTTTTTTTGCTTGATGAATTTTATCTTCTTCTAAATCATCTTTTTGACTAGCTTTATTAAGCTCAGTTAACGTCATTTTTTTTGTTACTTTTTTCTTCATCGACTCTTCTTTAACTTCTTTAATCTCTTTAACTGCATTCACATCTACGATAAGTCCTTTGAGAATAGCTGTTGATACATTTATATCAGTTTCCTGCTCTGGACTAAGTTCAATAACTTGCCCTGCTTTAACTGGAAATCCGATAGCGTCTATAGACAATTCTCCTCTTAATTTCCTTGATACTCTAACTTTCATTTTGGTGCTCCCTTCAGTTCTCTGTGTGTAGTTTTTTCCGCGTTCTGTCAATGACAGTTCTATACCTTTGCATATTATGAGGGCCAACTGGCTCTCTATTAGTCATATCGATATATTTTTCTCTTGAATCCACAAATGGTTGACTTTGATTGCCTCCACCTACGCCTTCTCCTATAGGAGCTTTGTCACCTTCGCCTTCACCGCCAATAAACATATGCTCTGATGCTGGAATATCTTTTTTCTTTTGCTCCGCATAGTTGCTGCCTGGCGAAAAATCATCTGGAAAACTTTTCCCTCTAGCTCTACCGCCAAAACTTCCTGGATTGGTCTCTTCACTTCCAGGAGTATTTAGCTTAGTTCCCTGCCCATCACCAGGACTAGACTTGGTGCTATATGGATCAGCGAACCTACTATCAGGATCTTCCATTCTAGGGATATTTCCCCGATAAGCCAATTTGTGAAGCTTGTAAAAATTCATTTATTAAATAAACTCGTTTGGATTGTCTTTCTTATACTGTTCGTAATCTCTTTCTTCTTGTTCTCTTTCTTCTCGCTCGTCACCTTCAATGTCAGCTTGATCGGCTCTGTAGTCTTCGTCAGCAGCAATATCCGCTTTATGATCTGCAAGAATTCTCATTTTATTAGCATTGATGCTATTTACGATGAGTTGTTCGTCATTGGTCAAATCTCTACTCTGCGAAGCGGCTTGTTTATAAACGTGATACAGCATTGCATCAGCGTCAGATAACAAAGAAGCCTTCTTATCAAAAGATGGATTGCTTTTATTGAAATCTTCTCTTGAATCGTAGTTAGATAGAAGTTGACTGCCTTGAACGTTATTCTTAATTTTTTTACCGCCTCCTACAAGAGCGTCCCAGAAGGCTTTATTTTCTGCTGATAGGTTTCCCTTATTCTCTTTATCAAAGTCTTTCTGTGCCTTTCTGGCAGTTTCCAAGGGCATATCCATGAGGACAACGCCTTTGTCTCCTCTTGTATCTACAGATGAGCCAGTCCCAACATTAAGTTGTTTTTCTAAAATGATAGAATCAGATGCATTGCGAACGTCTTTAAGCTGCTTTTCTCCGATCTTATCTCCTTGTGGGTCTTTTCTGTCATCTTTAAGCTGTTTGTCAGTTATTACAGCGTCTCCATCCTGAGAAACACCATAAAATTTGTTCTGTTCTTGCAGCATTTTTTCAGTCGGTTTAATTTGGGCTTGTTTTTTAAAGTTATACATAATTTATCTCCAGTATGTTGTACACTAGTTATAATACTAAATTATCACTATATTACAATTTTCCTTTGTTGTTCTTGAAATTATCTATTAAAAGCAGATGGTGGGACACCTGTATTTTGATTTCGTTGAGGTTGTCTAGTTTCCATCTGTCTTGCTACCTGACCGCCAGGTCCAGTTCCATATGACGCTCCACTCATAGATCTCCAGTTAATTGCGTTACTACTCGGCGCAACTCCCATATTGACTAATCTGGCTCCCGGAAGTTTATGAGCTACAGCATTCATTGAAATATAACATGCACCAGCAAGAGCATCTGTCAAATCGTCAGTTCTGACATCTCCATCTTTAGGAGCACTAACCCTAAATCCTTTTACAGTTGTCTTCCTTTGTAAATGAAGCATTTCATCTTGCATTAGTTTATGTCTGGGTATCCAAATTTTATCGCTATTCATCAATACTTCCAACTGAGTATATATCGCCATTTTATATTGAGCAGAAAAGTGAGTACATTTGGCTGGTACTCCTGCCTTTTTAAGTTTCTCAATACTTTGTATGGAATTCCAAACATCATATGTAACCATACCTAAATGGAATTTTCTTCTTAAATTGATGACATAATCATCAACCTCTTCTATTCTAACTGGTTTTCCTGGTAATGGTTTCCAATATTTTATCTGATCAACAACTATCCTAAAATCAGATTTGTTTGTTTCTGTATTTAAATACCTTTCTCTATGTATGATAACAAGAGCATAGTTGTGACTTGTAGTCGCTGGGTCTAGGTGAGCAAAGTACGTAAATCCTGCTCTTCCTGTTTCTTGTAACTCAAGTCCGGGTTTAAAGCATCCTATAACTTTATCTCTTACGAAGAAACTCTCACCACCGGTACCAGAGAACTCTGCTCCATACTCCATCAAAAAGTCTTCTGCATTCATGGATTCGTTGTTTTTTCTTAATGACTTTTCGGTCATTTTTGGATTTACGTGCCATGTAGGAAGTTTGCACATTAATCTATCTTGTACTAGATGGGCTTCTTTATAAAGTCTGTGGAACAGTCCCTCTTCGCCTCTAGGAGACGAGATACAAACAAGTTTACTATCTAGTACTCGCTCTGTTTGTTCTTCTCCATTTTCGTCAATAACTTTTATGTTGCGACCAAATGTTTCCAAACTAGGGGTAAGAGCGGTAAATATTCTTTCGCCGGAAGAAGCTCCGCCTGAAGTTTTATAACTTGCAACTTCGTCCATCAGCAAAACGAATATCTGCTTACCAAGCAGAGCGTCAGAGTTACTGTGTCCAACTTCTACAACGATAGAACCTTTAGTTCTTGATTTAAACAAATCATTGTTTTTTTTGTCTTGTGGAGTCAATAGGAAAATTTTGTTCGCTTCTATTCCATCTGGTATAAACTTATTTTGGAAGTAAGGAGAATAAAGAATTCTTGTTTTGACTTCATTAAACGCAAGTTGTGCCTGAGGAGCGGCAGTAGCAACCGTCAGAATCGTAATTGGGTTTGAATCACTTAATCCATAAATGGCATAAGGGTTTCCTCCAGCACATTCAAGAAGCCTCATAGCTTCGTATGCCATAATAATCCCACACAAGAAATCCTTTCCTGATCGTCTTCCCCATATCAGAATTAGTTGTCTGAATACTTCCGTTTGTTCAAACTTTGATAGTAAGTCTCCTCTCTCTTCAGTATTGCATCCTATGTCTTTACACATTTGAATTTCTTCTTCTGTCAAAGTTATGTTTTTATTTCCTACAGAACCTCTATAGAATATTTTTAAAATCAGTTTTTGCATAGGGTAAAGTGTAATCCCCTGTCCACCAAGATCTAGATATTCCTTTTTTTCGCAAAAAGAAACGATATCAGGAATTGAACTACCAATACCGTCCTTTGAGGATAGCTCTGTCTTCATTTTTTGTATCAAATCTTTAACTGTTTTTTGTGGCTTTTTTGTTCTAGGCACAATTTGCTCCTTTAGTCCGTTAGCTTCCACCGTCATTAATATTACTTGAATAAATGGGATATCCAACTCTTGCAGAAACATCGGCAAAAAGTTGTCCAACTTTGATTCCAAATTCATTTAAATAATCATTTATATTAGTATATATAGTATTATCCAAAACATGAAGTTGTAAAGCTCTTACGAAACTACTAATACTATTTTCTGTTGTGAATCTAGTATTTAGTTTAGTCTCTATTTCTGCGATATTGGTTTTTATTCTATCAACTGGTTCATTTAAAACAGATAAATCTTCTATTTCCCCTTCCATCAAGTCAATAAGATCTATAGCTGTCTCGTCTATGAGTTGAATCTCATTTATCTGGTCGGCAACACTTTTATAATCTGTTGGTGAAATCATGTTCCTATACTGTCCCTATAATATGTAAAATTATATGTATTATATTGATCTTTTTGTCTAATTCTAAAATAGTATTCTTTTCCTCTTACTAAATATTCTGACGATGAACTTTGATACATTATTTTTCTATCTATGTAACTTGATGGGACTCCATCTGTGGGGATAGGCACAAATTCTTCTTCTTCTTTTTCATAGAGCCATTCAGCAGCAGATACGCTACTATCAGCAGAAGCTAGTATCGTAGAAAAATCGCTGTCTGCTGCTACGTCAATCTCGAAATGGTACAATGAATATAAATTAGATCTATTGATAATCAGTGATTTGTATTCCCAATATCCTTCTTCATAAATTAAACCTGATGGCAAACTTATATCGCCATCTTTCACTACATCTAATAATAACTGGCTTACTTTTAGACTGTTGGTGTTAAGGTAGGTTTCGAGACTGGAACTCCAATACCCAGTGATAGGAAGAAGTAACAGTTGAGAAGACAAAGACCCAAACATAGAGTTTATTAACCCAGTTGTATATGTCTCGTAAACGGCTACAGATTTAAGTAGAAGATCTGTTTCTGTTGTTAAATCTTGACTATTTACTATGGTCCTTACATTCTCATAAGCCTCTGCTTTTTTGAGAGTGTATCTGCCTACGGCTTTAGCTAGATTCCACATCGCATCATGCCATATTTGATTTTTTATACTTGTTGCCATTTTTCAATTACCTACTGGGCGGGACAGAATATCTAAACGAAACGGTATTAAGTGGATCTCCAAATAGAGTTATAGTCCAATCAAGATAAAGAGAACTGAGTATATACGCTTCGCCTATAGAAAATCCTTTTATCAAAGATTCAACGAATGGAGTTGGTCTAAGATAGCCTTCAGTCGTTGGACTCGACATAGCCCCTGCACATGTAGCATAACCTCCATTCAAAGCTAATCTACACCATGTTTCTGAATCTAGATCTCGAACTGAAAACGCTCCATCAAAATCTGCATTATAGAAAAATATTCTTTGAGTGTCAGTATTCCTGAAAAAAGATTCAGTAGATCTATCTTGAAACCATCCCCAATATATCGAATCCTTTTGCAGATAAGGAATAACTGGGTCAAGATAAGGATCAATTAATATGGTAGATATGAGCCTAACATTCGTTCTAGGGATTGAATTGTTCGCTGCATATAAAAGATCTTCTCTGTATTGTTCTTCTTTGCTATTTGTGACAGTCGCATATGGATCTAAAATAAAAGCTCCATTCATATATATTTGATTTTTTAGATTCTCTCCATTATCTATAATAGCTTTTGCACTTTCAAGAGTTGGACCGTCAATTCTTGAACAAATAAGTGCGACATTTAAAGCTCGACTGCCATATTCGTACATTTCTTTTCTGTCAAAAAGAGGATTAAACGTTTTTTTAGAAAATGTATGATTTATTCTAGATATTCTAGATGTAGAAGATATAATGTCTCCACCATCATGAAATCCGCCAGGAACATTCATTCCCAAAACAATAACGCTCGTATCTGCATCTATAACAGCTTTGATGGAATCTTCTACTTCGGCCTGAAAATCTTCATAACTTGGAAGTATCTCGGTTAGACTGCAAGGTACTCCTATTTTGTTAGATCCATCAAGATCGTATTTAGCTAAATAATAATCTGCCAATAATTCGCTATCAGCATCATTTTCTCGATATACTATAAAAAGTTCACTCATACCTTATTTTCGTAAAAAATGAACAAATTCCTTGCAAAAATAAAGCCTACCACAATGTGATAGGCTTTAAATGAACTATTTAAAGATAGTTATTCGAATTTAATTCTACTTCCTCCATCTAAAATCAAATCTGGATTGTTGGCAATAGCGTTCAGTTGGTCCTTTACGTCAGTACTTCCAAATCCTCCCTCTCCTCGGATCGTATCTGATAATTCTGCTACTTCTTGTATCTCCATAACTTCTGTTTTTCTTATAAGCATTTGACCAATTTTATCGCCAGCTTTATATATCTTTGCACCAGATATATATTTTTTGAATGTTTCTGATGCTTCTTCCTCGTTTTTTGCCCAAACGGTTCTATGAGTTTCAGCAGGACATTTGAAACGGAATCTATATTCTCCTCTGTATCCTTGGTCACCAACAGCCACACAGTTAGCCAGAATCAAGTCTGTCTTAGAAACTGAGCTACGAGCTACTAATTCTATATGATAGCCCACAGGAGGCTCTATAGCCAATCCTGTTTTATACTCTATATAAAGCATTCTCCATGTTATTCCATCATTATCCCCAGTTGGAACAACTTTAATGTTCCCATCATCGATAGCGGTTATATCGTAACCAGCATCATCATCATGTGCTCTTTGAGGTATTATTGCATCTTTGTGTAACTTTTTTACTTTCATTTCAATCCTTTCTCTAATTTAAGAACAAGCTGTCCAGCCACAGTTTTGGCTTGCTTTCTATTTGTGTTCTGAAACTAATTTGCATAATTTTTTAAAATATTCTAATGAATGATTATTCTTCATTTTATTAATGTCTTTATGGACCCATTGTACGTTTCCTTCTATATATCCTAATGAATTATCAATACGATCTAAAGATGCAGTTTCTTCTCGTACTTTTTCTTTTTTTCGGCTTTGCTGCCCAAATTGTATATCCATACCAGTTAACGCACATTTTTTGTTTTGAGCTAAAAATAAATCCCATATATATTTTTTATCAACATTATGTTCTATATCACGAGTTTCTGCGTTTCTTTGTATTCTGCCTATTGTTGTTCCTGAGATATCCTCTATCCCGATAAAAGATGGATGTCTGCTTCCGCTAGGGTTTTCTAAGCATCCACAAGATTTTCTACCCGATTTTAACGCATGTGAACTGACTATAATCTCTTTCCCACAAGCACATTTAGTATTCCAATAAATAGTTCTTTTGTTATTTTTTAGTCTAGAAATAACAGTTAGATTTCCAAATTTATCACCAATTTTAACAAATAAACTAGCACATCCACAAGATTTAGGTGTATATTTCCTTAAAACATCGCTTCTATAACTTTTCATCCGACCGCAATCGCATTTACATAACCAATAAGTCGAATTGCTGTTTCTTTTAATACGTGTGTTCTCGTCTACGCTGACAACTGTTAATGTTCCAAACTTTTTACCAGTAATATCTATTTTTTTGGCTCCTCTCATAATATCTCCTATATAGCTTATAATTTATCTATATGTACAATTACTCAAGCTGATATAAAAGTCCTTTTTTAAATTTAAAACTAATTGCACGCAGAGAATCCGCAGTTTTTGCACATTTTGCAACCTTGTTCACGTATTAATTCATTTCCGCATTCTTCACATTCTTCGCCATTTACTTTTTTACCATCGTCAATATATTTTTTAAGCGATCTGGCTATAGCCTTTTCAAATGATCCAAAAGAAGCTGATTTCGTTTTTTCTAATTGTTCTACTACAAACGAGATATCTGCTCCATGTCTTAGATTAGAAGAAACGAGTCTTGTGATAGCCTCTTCCATGTCGCCTGACTCATCCATTATATTCTCTATTTCGGCTCCTTCAGACGTAATGAGTTTATAATGTCCTCTCTTAACTTTTTTGAGCATACCTGTTTTATGAGCTTTGGGTATTTGCCCATTTTTAAGAGCAAAAATTTCATATGGGTCGTCAGACAAAAGCCCAACTACGGTAAGGTAGTCTTGTCCTTTGACGGAAATATGATAAATATCACATGGTAAAACCTTTGGTCTTTTAGGAGCATCATGTTTATCAATGTTATCAGCATCTCTTGGGATGCAGTTGCTATCATTGGCAATAAGAACTCCAGTCCTAGAATTTTCTCGATAAACAGTAATCCCTTTGAGTCCCGCTTTCCATGCAGCTTCATAGATATCAGCCACTTCTTCAGTTGTAGTCTCTTCTTTGAGGTTTATAGTGGACGATATTGAATGATCTAAATTTCTGCCTGCGGCAGCTTGCATTTGGATTCGTCTTTTCCAATCTATATCTTCTGCACATGCACCAAACCAGGGGGATTTTGTTATATCTGTTTCTCCAGTAACGTCCATCCACATTTTAACTTTAGAATGATAGACAGTAAACTCTTCCCATGAATCTCCGTTTTGGTCTACAAAATCAACTCTAGTATTTTTATCACTAGGATTAATCTTCTTTCTTCTCTTATATTCCATTTGGAAAAGAGGCTCGATTCCAGATGTTGTCTGAGTTAAAATGCTCACGCTACCAGCAGGAGCAGACGTAAGAAGTCCTATATTCCTTCTGCCATACTTTCTCATATCTTTATATAGTTCTGGATCTTCTTCTTTTATTCTCAGCAAGAATGGATTATTCTTTTCAAGATTATAACCCCAAATTTTAAATGGTCCTAATTCTTTTGCCATGTCTACAGAACTTCTATAACATCCAAGTTTCAAGGTTCTATAAATTTTTTCTGCTGTTTTGATTCCTTGCTTGGAACCATAATCAAGACCTAACGCTGCAAGCGTATCCCCTAGCCCCGTTGTTCCTGTTCCAGTCCTTCTCCCCGTTTCACAGACTTCGCGTATTTCTCTCCAAAGCGACAATTCAACCAGTTTGATTGCCTCTGGCTCTGGATCTTTATCTATCTTATCTATGATTTTGTCAATACATTCTAACTCAAGATCTATTACATTTTCCATAAATCTTTGAGCAACTTGTGCATCTTTATGGAATTGTTCAAAATCAAATTTGGCATTTTTAGTAAAAGGATCTATAACATAACTGAAAAGATTTAATAACAGTAATCTACAGGAATCACAAGGACTTAAAGGTACTTCGCCACATTGTAGTGCAAAAATACCATCAAATATATCATTTCCTGATTTATTTTTCCTGATATCAGTGATAACTCCTACAGTATGATTGTCATCCACAGTTATATTATAAACATCTTGTTTTTTTGTGATATATTCTATTTTAGTAACTTTATGATTGTAGTCTGCTGCTAATTCTTTAATTTCTGTGAGATTTTTAAAACCATATTTTGTTCGTAACCTAAACGAAACATTTTCTTTCTTGCAAGCGTTTTCCCATTCTTTAAGAGATGGGTTTTTAATAGGATTATCAAAAGTTAATTTAGAATAAATTCGCACTTGATCATTTCTCGTTTTTATAGCTTTCTTTTCATATGTATTATTGATCGAGTTAGTTCGTGTTTTATTAGTCCCTTTTTCGTTTGCATGATAATTACTGCAAGATATGCTACAAAAACTGATTTCTCTATGACTATAATCTACTTCGAAAGAATTTCCGCACCACTCACATTTGCGTATAACTTTAACTTTGTTCTGATCTATCCTTGCGTCATATCTCTGCTTTGTTGCCTTTTGAAAAGTTTTTACAACTCTTGGATCTTTATCTGCATGTTCTATACCGCACTCATTTGCAGCCCATTTAGCTAGATCTAAAATATTTTTAAACCATCCATTAGTTCTAAAGCTAGAAAGTCGTTTGGGTATTTTTTTATCTTTAACAAAATTGAACCAGTCATTTTTAGTAAAACGTCTATTTATTTTTTTAGTCAATGTTATTGCAAATTGTTCTATATCTTTATTTGTGTATCCAGAATATCTGCCATTTTTTTCTCCTGAATTATCTTTTTTTGCATGATATTCTTTGTGTTCTGAAAACGTCATAATGTCTAAATTATTTGGGTCATTATTTAATCCATCATAGTCTTTATGATGTACAACAATGCCACCTTTTACCCAGCCATCTTGTTTGTTTATATCATATAAAGTATTCCATTTATCAGTGTCCATAAATTTTGCAATCAACCTATGCTCATAGATTTTGTCTTTTTTAGAGTTTAAAGCGTTACAATACGTTCTATAGTATTCTTTCTTGTTAGTTTTAACAATTTTTTCTGGCCTTTTAATGAACTTAAATAAACTGTCACCGCTTTTTAATTCTTTCGCCTCTCTGGTTTCACCTGTTTTTAGAGGGAATTTGTGATCATGGGTTACATCGATGTGAGATCCATTGTCAAAATGGACTCGTACCATTTGCTTATTGACTCCGGTCTTTCTGGGATTTCTTCCCCATTTAATAGATATTTCTCCATTATTGGGGTTAACAGAATATACTGGTACGTCCATTCCTTCTTTTGCTAAATCTTTAAGAGAGACAGCATTTCTTCCATCAGCTACTGCAATTAATGTATCTCCGCTAAAACACGGGTTCGTGCCTGTTGTAGTAAAGCCATATTTGCTATAACAGTCTGCTGGACTTTCTTCTAAGATTTTGTCCCAAAACAAAAGACCTGGTTCACCTGAGTTTCTAGCGTTTTCTACTATTTGTCTCCAAACATCTCTGGCGTTGACCATTCTAGATATTTTTGGATTTTTCGAATCTACAGGCCAACGAATCTCATATTCTTTGTTTTTATTAACAGCCTCAAGAAATTCGTTTGTCAGCTTTATAGATATGTTTGCACCAGTAACTCTTGTTAAATCTCTTTTGACTTTCGTAAATTTTAGTATTTCTGGATGATGAACGCTGATAGATAAAAGCATTGCTCCTCTTCTGCCGTTTTGAGCTACTTCACGTATAGAGTTGGAATATCTCTCCATAAAAGAAATAATGCCAGTAGATGTTCTAGCGGCATTAGTCGTAGGCGTTCCATCAGGACGGAGATTTGAGATATCTGTCCCAACGCCGCCTCTGCGTTTGCATATTTGAACCATCTGTTGATCTGTATGCAAAATTCCAGAATAGCTATCTAAAGGAGGAGCAACGACAAAACAATTAGACAGAGTTACAAATTGATAAGGATTTCCGATGCCATACATTAGTGAGCCTTGGGGAACAATCTTTTTGAAATTCTGTATGTATGATAATATCTCTTCAAAAGACATTGGATTTTTGAACTTTTTCTTTTCTATCCTAGCTAATTCGGTAGCCATCCTAACATGCATTTTGTCTGGAGTGTTTTCAAGGAGATTTTGTTTATTATCTCTTAGTGCGTATTTGTCCAAAAAAACTTTTGCTGCTAATTTATCTCCGTTGAAATATTTTGTTGATTCCTTTAGAGATGAATTATAATCGTAAATCTCCTGCTCCATATCGCTTTTACCTTTCTATTATGTCTATTATTCATATTATATTTGAGACTATTTATTTTGCTACACCGAATCTTATTTTAAATGATTTGTGAAATCTTCCTTTGTTTTCTTTTCGTCGTAACACCAACTTTTTTTTAACTCGATTCTCTGTTAATCTTTAACGGCGAAATATATTTCTTCTAATGAAAACCCATTTTCTCTTTTGGCTCATATTCGGCTCCGCATCCAAAATCTTTGTCTTTTAATTCTTCAATTGCTTCTTCAAAATGCTTTTGTTTAACAATAGCTATATCATTTTTGTTCATGCTTTTGTCTTCTATTGCTAGTATAGCAGCATATTCTGAGATATGGAAAATGAATGCACCAGGCATGCCTTTTGTTTTTTTAACTATTGCTTTTATATCTACATCTTTATGAAGTTTGAAGCTTTTTGTGAATATTTCAATCATCTTTTCTCTTTCTTTTGCTGCGGGAACATCGACTTCTATAACTTTATCAAACCTTCCAGGTCTGTTTTTAATCGCTTTTTCGACTTTATCTATCATGTTAGTGGTCGCAATAGTAATAACATTTTTGAATTCTTCTTGCAGTCCGTCCATTCTATTCATAAGTTCAATACACAAATTGCCACCGTGACCGCTAAAATCTCTATCTTCTGCGATATAATCAATATCTTCAAGTATCAACAGAGTTGGTGATAGATCTTTTGCCATTTCGCATATTCTAGAGACATCGCAAATACGTCTTATGTCTGACGGAAGAACATATATAATGGTCATAGGCATTTCATTCGCTAGAACTTTACAGAGCATTGTCTTGCCTGTCCCAGGAACTCCACATAATATTATGCCTCGTTTTATAGAAATCTTATTTTTGGCAAGAATGTCTCTGTTGCTATATAGGTTATGAACATTTCTTTTTATGACTTTTTTGATTTTAGGTGCAATTATTATAGAATCCCAATTAGTCTTTTTATTTAGCTCTAAGAAATTGCAAAGGGGATTTATTTTTTGACCTTTATAGAAATTATTTTGCTTGCTATAACTTAACCATTTTTCCCAAAAATCTTTTGGACTTTTCAATGCAAAAATGCTATAGTTCTGCATCGATCCGTCATAGTTCGGACTCGTGAACAACGCTATTCTTTCGTTTGTTTTTTTGTTCTCCATGAATATAAAGGCTTTTATATATATAGTAAAACTCTTGCCTGGTGAGCTATATGCGATACTCATTTTAGGTTCTACAATTGCCGAATATTTAGAGATGTAGAATTTATCAACTATCTTATAGTCATTATTTTTTAGGAAAGTTTTTAATTGATACTGCAATATGTTGTGTATGTAGAAACTAGAGTTCATGTCTACAGACTGATATTTTTTATTGTTGAAAAATTCTGCAAGTTTCAAGACTCCAAGATCTTCGTTTATATCTGTCATTTTGTTTCCTTGTATAGCGTTGAATTATTGCATTATAGCAGATGATGCAATCACTTTTTTCTATTCTTTTTGGATTGGACATTTCTAGAGAATAATCTTTCTACAAAATATTCTCTAGTGTTTGCCGGATAATATGGTTTCAATTTTTTGACAACTTTGTCAAGAGGAAGACGATCTTTTAAGAACTTATTGTCAGAACAATTAATAATCATTCTACCATTAGAACTTTTAGTTATCCATTTTAATCCTCTAGAACAGTTGGATAATGTGTGTTTTTTGTGATGGGGATTATTCCCATAAAAGTCTGTTATACCATCTCTATTTTGACAGTCGAACCCTATCAAAACGATGGGATCGCAACCCAGAGCGTGAGCAAATTGGTATGCTAGTGGTCCAGTACTACCCTTCCCAAAAAGAACCATTGGGTTAGGAGGAATACGAAACGGTCCTGTCATGAGTTTAAATTGATATGCGATCCCTCGTGGATCAGAAGCATTTCTACTATATTTAACGGCTTTCAATTTAGGTAAAATCGCTCTTTCTGTCAACCATAATTCTACGTCTTGCCACATTAATACAGTAGGGTCTATAACTTTAAACGCTCTATTAATACCTATCGTGAAAGTACCTTTCAATAAAGATGCGACATCATAGTCATTAACTGACGGACCATTTCCTATAATAAAACCAGGTAGTCCTCGCATTGTACTTTTCCAACGTCTGACTGTCAGTCTCGATTTTTTAGATACATGTACCACTTTTTTATTTATCATTTTTTCTCTTTAGGGGGTTTTCTTCTATGGTTCTAACTCTACGTCCCAATAACCAAATTCGTTCCACTGGTCAGTACGAACGAAATATTTCCATTCTTTTGGAAGTTTTTGACCAAAGGTATATAAGGGATTCCAATGAGGTTCTCTGGGAGTACTAAGCAACTTAAGCCCTGCTTCTTCAGGAGTTCTTCCTCCTTTTTCAACATTAACTTCAAAAGTCGAGATAACGACATTATCCCATGTAGTTAATCCACCGCGACATTTTGGCATAATGTGATCTATTGTTCCAGTTCTAGAAGTTACTTTTTTGGCGGTATATTGACATCTGTATCCATCTCTAATTAAAAGATTTCGTCTTGTAAGTCTAACTCTAGTGTGGGGAATTTTATTGTATTTTTGAAGGACAACAATTCTTGGAAGTCTAACTTTAAATCTATTAACGTTAAGCCATTGATAATCTCCGTAAATAGATTCATCATCCTCAATGGGAATTGAAAAGAGGTCGGACCAATCGCTCCATGTCAAATGTTGAAACGTTTCGTTATCTACGTATTTTGCACGAAAAGAAAATACTTTATTTAATGTTTTATACAGAGGTGTAAAACCAATAGCATCTAAGCTTTTGTTTAGAACAAGCGTAGGACTATTTATTATATTATTATTGGTTTGTGTTGTCATTTCTCTAGAATACTGTTAACCTTATTTATGAAGTTTTCATTTTTGTCTACAAAGTATATTTCAAGTATGTTATCGTATTCTTTAGCATGTTTTACCATTATGTTTGCAACCAAAGAATATTCTAAAGATCCTACTCCAGTTCCCAACGCTGTCATAGCCACAGATTTTATATCATCTAATAATAATCGCTCAAACACGCTTTTTATCGCTTTCGAAATTATATTTAGACTTGTATATCCACCAGGATATCTCATGGTTACGGCATGATAAATATATTTTACACTATTTGTAGACAGATCGCCGGGTCCAGTCACGTAACATTCGCCAGCTTCTTTATTCTTATTTTTGCATATCCTTCTCGCTTCATTTTGTATTTCTATACCACCAGCACGCCGAATAGATCCTGCAACTCCTCCCCCCATAACACCAATGCCATTAGCAGCATTGACTATTACGTCTGTATGTACGTCAACTATGTCTCCCACAAAAGCATTTATCATTTTTATATCCTAGAACAAAGGATTACTATTTTTACATTTTTCTATTATATCAAGAATATTATCACTAAAATAATTTGGATTGATTTTTATTCTAGTTTTTAGTCTTTTCAAAACGCTTTGATGGATCTGACTAATTCTTGATTCAGAGATTTTGAGTTGTTTGGCTATTTCTTTCATAGTCAATTCTTCGTAGTAATATAAGTAGACAATGTTTTTTTCTAGTTTTGTAAATCTTCTGCCAATAAGTTTATTCAAGAATTCCATCCTCACTATCCTACTATCAGGCGATGAGTTTTTATGAGATTCAAGATATTCGTTGAAGTCTTTTTTGTTGTCATTATTATCTATATCTGGGTTGGAGCATGACTCTATGCTAAAGATCGATCTCGCACGAAATTTTTCAGGATGCTTGTTGTAGTCTAATTCGTTAATACCCAATTCTTTTAACGCATCTGACCTACTCGCTTTTTCACCACTAGCATTTTGAAGTTTATCTTGCTCTTTTTGTATTGAATTTTCTCTGATTCTTACACTTCTAGGAACCCAATCTTCTTTTCTCAGTCCATCTAACATCGCTCCCCTTATCCTAATGTAAGCATATGTCTCAAATTTATTGCCTCGCGTGACATCAAAGTTTTCTATAGCTTTATACAATCCATCGACTCCATGAGATGCTAATTCTGGTTGAGAAACATGACCGTTCAACTTTCTAGATAATGTTGTTGCAATCTTGTTTACGAATGTGAAATAATGTTCAACTAACTTGTTTTTACTTTTATCGTCTCTATCTTTTAAATATACGTCCCAAACATCAAAAATATTTTCAACTTTCATACGGTCTCCTATTATAAGGTTAATATTATAGTGCGACAGGAATTGCATCAAATTAAGAGTTCATCAAATTTACTACACTATAATATACGACAAATTGTATACACATATTTAAAAAAAATGCAAAAAACTTCCAAGATGTGACTCAAAAAGAGATATAATAACAAATCAATCATAAACAGAAATCGGGAAAAAGATTACATTTCCCGATTTTGTCAAAAAGTTTATGCTTAAAATCATAAAAATAGAGATTATCGGGAAATGAGTAAATTTCCCGATTTTTATTTTAATTACAATAGGAGCGAGACGTAACAATAGAAAGGATGAAAAATGGCTAGAATAACATCAAAATTAGATAATGATCTTTACAAGATTACAATGGGTGCTGCTGTAGTCAAATTATACCCAAATGCTAATGTAAAGTATTCTCTCTTCAATCGAGGCGGGACTGTCTTCCCAGAAGGATTCGCAAAAAAACTCAGAGAAGCAGTAGATGAAATGGCATATCTCCCTGATTTGAATGCCTCTCAAATAGCATGGTTAAAAATCAATTGCCCATTTCTTTCTAACCCTTATATAGATTTTTTCGTAAAATATAAATATAATCCAGAAGAAGTAGTAATATGGCAAAATGATGCTGGAGAACTTAGCGTCATCATAGAAGGTCCATGGTACAGCACAATCTATTGGGAAGTTCCTCTTATGTCTCTCATTAGCGAGTTATATTTCGAAATGACAGGACAAAAGCCCAATGACAACTATGAAGAAATCGCCAGAAAGAAAGGCAAAAGACTTGAAGAAATGGGAGCGTACTTCGCTGATTTCGGTAGTCGTAGACGCTTTTCTCTCAGAGTCCACGATTATGTCGTTAACGAATTGAAAACATCGAAAACTTTCATTGGAACAAGTAACGTTCTTTTGGCATACCTCTACGGAGTTAAGCCCATTGGGACAGAAGCTCACGAATGGATTATGTTCCACGCCGCTAAATACGGATACAGAATGGCTAACTCAATCGCTCTTGGACGATGGGTTGATGTCTATCACGGCGATCTTGGTATTGCATTGACAGATACATTCACAACCGATGACTTCTTCAAATCGTTTGACATGATGTATGCTAAACTATTCGATGGAGTAAGACATGATTCCGATGATGCTATAGTTTTCGCAAATAAAACTATCGCTCACTACAAAAGACTTGGAATCGATCCGTTGTCGAAAACTATCATCTTCTCCGATGGACTAAACGTCGATGAAGTAAAAAGGATTCATGAATTCTGCAAAGGAAAGATTAAAGACGGTTACGGCATCGGAACACATTTTTCCAACGATGTTGGAGTAAAGCCTCTTAACATAGTTATTAAAATGATAGCGGCTCAACCTAACGGTCAAGAACCTTGGGTTAATACATGCAAGCTTTCTGATGTTAGAGGAAAACATACAGGAGCAATCGAAGCAATCGAACTTTGCAAAACTACATTAGGAATTAAATAATGAAAATAGTAATCGCACAAACCAATACTACGCCTTTGGATTTTCAAAGCAATACAGACCAAATTAAACTTGCAATGGAAACGGCTCGTGCTGATACGACTATCAGTTTGGTCGTAACGCCTGAACTTTCAATTCCAGGATACCTTGTAAAAGATCTAATGTACAACCACGATTTTGTTGAACAGAATTTAAGATGGTTACAAGAGATCGTTACGTTCTCGGCTGGAAGTCAATACTCTACCGTTGTTGGATACATCGACAAGAATTATAATGGTCGAGGTAAACCTTTCCGTAACATGCTTGCAGTTATAAAAAACGGGACAGTTGTAGCTCGATACCAAAAACAACTGTTACCGTTCTACGATGTGTTTGACGAAGGGCGATATTTCGAACCTGGCAATAAATTAGCGGTTGTCGAAATAGACGGAGAAAAATGGGGATTAGCAATATGCGAAGATATTTGGAACGATAAAGATACCGACGATTATAACTATAAAACTAATCCTCTCGCTCAATATCGTGAAATGGGCATTCATAACATTATTAGCATCAATAGCTCTCCGTATGTTATGGGAAAGCCTGCCGAACGAATTAAAACGTTAAGAGAAAGTTTTGCGAAAGGGACTTTGATCTATGTCAACCAAATTGGCGGTCAAGACGATCTAGTTTTTGATGGTCACAGTCTTATCGTAGAAACTGGTAGAGTTACGTATAAGGCAGAAAGAACTATCAAATCTACGTCCCATGTCTGTACGACAGGTAACGAACACTATATAGATGTAGACGTAATGGAGAAGGTAAAGGGAAGTGAAGAAGATCCGATTGGATTACTTTGGGATATGCTCATTCTCGGATTGAGAGATTATATCAAAAAGAGCGGATTCAACTCTGTCGTTTTCGGAAGCTCTGGCGGAATCGATTCAGCCGTAATTGCAGCATTAGCTTGCGATGCTATCGGAGCAGAAAATGTTTACGGAATAAGAATGCCAAGCATCCACAGTAGCGATCACTCCTTAGACGATGCAAAAAAATTGCAAAAGAATCTTCAATTCAACGATTCTCTTCTTCCAATCAAACATATAGAATTGTTGAGCGAATACAATAAAGTCTTTGCCAAGATCAAAGACGATAAAGGCTATAAAGGCTATAATGATGTAGCAGACCAAAATATGCAAGCTAGAATTCGCGGAGCAGCCGTAATGCATGCTTCTAACGCTTTTGGTATGCTTCCTCTCAGTACAGGCAATAAATCTGAATTGTCAGTCGGCTACTGCACAATCTATGGAGATATGTGCGGAGGATTCGCTCCTATCAATGATGTTTACAAAACCATCGTTTATGCTTTAGCTGAATACTTCAATAAGAAAAATAAGAAAGAGTTAATCCCTGTTAACATCATAAGGAAACCGCCAAGTGCAGAACTTGCTCCTGATCAAAAAGATGATGACAATTTATTGCCATACGAAATCTTAGATCCGATTCTTTATGCATACATCGAATGTTATATCGGCGATTTCTATGAATTCATAAGTACTGATGACCTCCCAGAAGAAGTAAAAGTCTGGGCTGTAACGCCAAACGCAAAAGCTCAATACGATAGAATGATATCGTTGGTTGATCGTACAGAATTCAAACGCCGACAAGCCGCTCCCGGTATCAAAGTATCAAAAGTTTCGTTCGGTACATCGAGAAGAGTTCCAATAGTTTTTAAGAAACGTTAAAGGAATGTTTACGATAACAATGTAATATTATAGAAGTGTCCGACCATTACTTCGAGATACTACTATAAAATTGTTAGGGATAATTCCTGTTTCTGAGTAATGGCTGAAACGGGTTTTATCCCTATTTTATTTGGAGCAACAATGCGGATAGATCCTAATGATATAATAAATAAAAAATACAATATGTTAACTGTGAAAAAGTATGATGGATTTATGCTCTTGGAACCAAAAGGAAAAGGCATTTTTATATTTGCGAATGTAAATGCGGAGGAATCAAATTTGCCTATTTTTTTACCAAAAGGCGGTAATGATTGGGATCATGAGAATACTGCATCTTTAGATAGAATCGATAGTAGTAAAGGATATGTAAAAGACAATGTTCAGTGGGTTCACAAAGATATTAATCGTATGAAATGGAATTTTCCTCAAGATAAATTTGTTAAATTATGTTCTTTTGTGGCAAATAAAATAATGGATGAGAAATAAAGTCGCATTTGGTACCGGCAGAAGGATGCCCATTGTTAAAAACTCAAATAAAGGATAAAATGAAAACAACTAAACGAGAAGTAATCACAGAACGTCCGTTCTTGAACCTTATGGAAGCAACATATGAACATGAAGGCAAAGAAGGAAAGTGGACCTATGTGAGCAGATCAACTACAGAACCTGAAGGATGCGATGCCGTTATGATCGTTGGTTTGATGAGAGATCCTCATAGATTAGTTCTAATCAAACAATATAGAGTTCCTGTTGGCGATTATATTCTAGAATTCCCTGCTGGACTTATAGATGAAGGAGAGACAGTAGAAGATACAGCTAAAAGAGAATTCGAAGAAGAAACAGGCATGAAGGTAAAAAAGATTCTGACCGTTAGCCCTCCAACATACAATTCAGCAGGACTCACAGACGAAACAGTGGCTATGGTTTTTGCAGAAGTCGAGGGAGAACCTTCTACCGAAAAAAATGAATCTGCTGAAGATATAGAAATACTTGTTTTAAATACTAAACAAGTGGCTGATTTAATAGATGATGAAACGGTTAAATGGTCTGCTAAAGGTTGGCTTTATAGCGGTATGTTTGTAAGAATAATGTCTAATTTTTGAAAAACGTAAATTTAACGATTAAACCTACTCCCAAAAGACCAAAGATCAAACCTAACCAAAACTTCGGACTTTCCCAAATATTGTTATATGGAGTCGGTTCAAAAGGAATGTCTATAGGAACAATGTTTTCAATAGGACTAGTGACTAAATCGTTTATTTTGTCAGAACTGTCGCCAATAGTCTTTAAATAAGGCTCTATAGAAGGCTTTGTGGTTGGTTCTGTGGTCTTTGCTATAGTTTTTATGGCATTGACCCCATTTTTTATCTTATTGCTCTCAGCGACGATATTTTCAAGAACTTTTTGCTTCTGCTTTGCTACCCTCTCAAGGCTGTCTATCTTTTCTGTTTTATTACGATTGTCTACCACAAGGTTTTCAATAGTTATCGGCTCTTCAAAAATAGGCTCACCTATATCTTCTACTGGTGTTGCTTGAGGAGTAATCGAGCTATCTGGCGTATCGTTGAAGTAAAACTCGTAACATCCAGAACAAAGGACTAAAGCGATTATCAATGTTAGTGCTATTTTTTTCATTTTAAAGGATATCTCCGTTATATACCGAATATATATTATCGGCATAATGAATTGGTATAAACAACAAAATATTAAATACTACTTGGATGAAACAATGATGAAAGAAGCAGGCTTTCTAAACAATTTCATAATCGGAGAAATAATGGTTCTAGCTCCGTTACTAGGCTATCTAGGATGGACTCAAACAGACATTTTTAACCGTCTAAAGAGCAACAACGGCGATACAGCAGCTTTAAAACAGCAAGCCATAGAAGAAGCTCAACAGCAAGATGTACCAGAACAAATTATTCAACAAGTCCAAGATAATATCAACAAACCTCAACAAGAAGTGACAGAACAAGCACCTGTACAAAAAGAGCCTACAGCTTTTGATCGTATGCGTCAAAAATTGATCGATAACGAAGGCTTTGTTAATAAGGCAAATCCAATAGGAAGAAAAGGGGAAATAGATATAGGTGTTGGACATGCCATGCTTAACCCCAACAACGGAAAAACAAAAGCAAAACAAACAGCAGTATCAAGAAGGATTTTCTCAAAACTATTCGGAAACACAGTCAATTTTGATGCAGTCCTAAATGGCAGACAAGAACTTACAAATCCACAAGTAGAACAACTGTTGAAACATGATATAGATGAACACTCTAATAGGGCTAAACGTTTATTCAAAGACCCAAATCATTTTAATTCACTGCCTCCATATCTGCAAGATGCTATCTTTGATGGAGTCTATAGAGGCGATATCGGTACAAGAGCTACCCCCAAAACTCTTAGATTTATGAATGCAAACGACTGGGCAAGTGCCGGAAAAGAATATCTAAACCATCAAGGTTATAGAAAAGCTAAAAAAAGAAGACTTGGTGGAGTAGCAACTAGAATGGAAGCAAATCAAAGAGCTATGTTCCAATACGCTAGAGAGTTAGGACAGATCTAAGTCCACAACGTTTTCCTAATCTTCATCAATCTTATCAAATGATCAGTATCTTCTTCGTAGTATTTTAAATCTTTGTCATAGTCCCAATTTGAAGGTTTGCTCATTTCTTCTTGTCTCTCGGGACGTACTACCTTCCACCAGTTATAGAGATATTTTAATTCTTTCTCTAATTTTTGATCGTGTTCATGCTTCTCTTGAAGAGCTTTAATGTTATCCGCTTGAGATTGTTTGTCTTCCCAGTCCTCTTTCTTCATCTCTTCTATTTGCTCAGTATGATCCCAACCAACATTTTCTAACAGCTTCTCATTTTCTATTACATCACAGAAGACAGCAAAACTAGAATGAAGTAAAAGAAGATCTCTGTCTACCCATGTTGGCGGTAGAGTCTTTGCTTTTACCACATTATAACGATGAAAGAGGAAACATTTGCAGTAATAGTATTTATCTGCAATTTTTCTTTTGCATCTACTGAGCCACCAATAGAAGTTGTGGGGAAAGTGTTTACGCTTTTCATTTAAATCGTGCATACGATCTTTTAGTCCTTCCATAGGATAAGTCTTAAGCGTACCTTTCTCGATAGCTTTATCTATTTTTTTGATTCTTTTTTTCAATTTTTTAAAAGTTCTAGGGTTCATGACTCTAATTATAACATATTTTCATTCACTTTGCAAAAGAAAAAAGAGCATAATAAACGATATTATACTCTTTTCCCTTGTGCAAAATTCTTATACGACATTCATATAATATTCGGCAATTAGATGTAAAATCCTTTAGTTGTTCAGATTAAAAACTTTCTCGTACAAGTCGTTAATCTCTTTAACAGAGTTCTTTAAAGGAGTTACCTCATCCTCGGCTACAGGTCTTTTAGCATTATGATAATCTATATCTATACCAAAAGAATTAACAAATAGTCCTGTTGGGAAAAAATATGAAGAAGTTCAATTTTCTTTTTATTTTTAAAAAGATATCTCCAAAGTCCCATAGTTTATTTCCTTTCGACTATGAATCTGCCTTTCTCAGGGGTTATCCATCTAGCAGCACTTTTAGCAATATCCATTGCTGCATCTGCTGAAAATACGTCATATCTTTCATCAGCAAACGTATAGGTATTTTCTAGTTTATCGGTTTCATCATATACTTCAACATTAAATTTAACTTCGCTCATATCTTTTATTCCTTTTAAGTTATTAAAAAGGTAGGATATGGATTAACATACCCTACCTCTTTAAATAGGTTACAACTTATTATCAAGTTTCTTGTGCTGGTGCATAATCTTCTGCCTTCTTGTTAAACGTCCAAGCAACGGCTTGTTGACACGTTTTCATATCTGGCGGAACTTTCAAATAATACGGTTTAAAAGTACCATCCTCATTTGGAGACGAGTTAGAAACTTTAACAAGCGTGATAGGCTCAGGAGCATCCGTCTGAGCTTGCTCCCTAAAAACTCCATCGCATTGCAAAAGTTCTCGTTCAGATCCATCTTCCGCTACATCAGAATCAACGATTCTGAATCGGTTCTCTTTTCTCATTCGATCATAACCATATATTTGCATACCGACATAACGTATCTCAGTATTGTCATGGTTAATAACTTCTTCAAACGTCAAAGTTTCAGGGAAGTTAATGTAACGGGGAGGAACAAGAATATTCTCGTAATAAAAACATGTACTACCAAAAGCATCAACGTCTAGACCATGTTTTCTGCCTTCTTGATACCAGATACAACGAAAAGGCGAGATATATGCTGGACCATCGTCACAATGGAGTCTTCCAAGAATGTCTTTCTTGAGTTCCAATTTTCCAAATGGGTAGAGTCTACGGATGCCGCTTATTCGACTTCTCCACTTCTCAAACTTTTGTCTCGTATCGCTCATAATTACCTCTTTAGTTTGATTAACCAACTTCGCTAGAGGTTGTTGTTTCGTTAGAAGTCAATTCTGCATTTTCTTCTTCGAAAGACAATGGAGCTTGCGACCAAGTTGGCTGATAAGCGATTTCAATAGCATCATGCTTGATGATTACGAATCCACCAATATCGTCTTCTCGTTCGGGCGTTGCTTTTGCAGAAGGACCAGAAATTTCAACTGATCTTGCATTAGCCAAGACAATAAAGTCTTCACCGACATGAGCTACAACGCCGCGATACTGATATCGAGCGCACAACACAGCGATTTTTTGACCTTCATGAGAGTTGATGATATCACCAAATTTGGTCAGACCATTTAACATCTGTTTAATCTTATCTGCTTGGGCTGTTGGATCTACTTCTTTGGTTGCGTCATTTGCTACATCTGTCATTTTCTACTCCTGTTGTAGGTTGTTTTAGCTTGATTAGCTAAACGGTTTAGATTAATGTATTTTACTTAAGAGATCAAACGTCTCTTCTTCATTTGTTAACGGGGCATGTACCCAATTTGGTTGATAGATCAATTCTACTGAAGCTAAACTTATAACTACTGGTCCATCAATATCGTCTTCTCGTTCTGGCGTTTCTCTACTACTTTTGCCAGAAATTTCAACGCATTAGCAAGTACAATTTCGAATGGTGATATGTCAAGTAATATACCACGATACTGGTATCTGTTACAAAGAATTGCTACTTTTTGTCCCAAATAAGATCTTGGTACACTGTAACTTTTACTGATTCTATTAACTAGTTTTTCATTCGTTACAACTGCACGTTTTTCTTGGTTCTTCTCTTCAGCCATTTGCTTCTTCCTTATGTAGTTCTTCTTAAGTAGAGTATTAGTCTCTTACTTGACGCTCTTTTTCAGCGGAAAGCGGATCATATTCGCGTTGACGAGAAATCTTGATCCATTCATCTTTCGGCATCGTGATAGTATCATGTTCGTCATGATCTACAGACATCTGCGTTGGAGATTTGACATAAACATGTCCATTATCTGGGTCAACATAACTCTGGAACTGCGAGATATGTGGGGTTGCGATGGCGTGAGTATGACCAGTTACTTCTCCGTGAGCGAGAACTGGAGTCTCATGTCTTTGATCTTTCTTGAGAGCGGCTTCAGATGGTCCATCAACTACTTCAAAGAAAATGTCGCCTTGTCTTGCTTGTGTTTGTTTCCTGTTCATTTTAAACTCCTATTAGGTTTCAGTTATCAACTATATTTATTGTATCGTCTGATTAAGTCACAAAGTATTAATAAATTATTTTCTTTCTTTTTCCTTCATTTACATTGTAGTATAAATGATAGTCACATATTCTTTTTAATTATTTTAAGGATTTCTTTTTGTTTCGCCCTTGAAGGAGGATTGTTAGTGGGTATCGGGTAAATATGACCTATTTTTATCTTTTTGATATCTGGTCTAGCTATGAAAACATTTCGACATTGATCGTGACTACATACTATTTCATACCCTGGTATGTCCCAAGACACATCATTTCTAAACGCCCATTTAGCATCTTCGTCAGACAGTCCCATAGCTTCTTGTATCTTTTTAGAAAAGGCGATTATACGATTATGACGATTTCTTATTATTTGAATAGTTTTTTGGTATTGATTCATAATTATATTATACTAAATCAAATAAACACAAAATACGGCTAATCTAGCGTTTTCTATTTCTATTTCCGCATCGTCCGTTTCTACATCCACTTATTGGTTTGTTGGCTTTTATTTTATTAGATGCTTTCATTCTAGCTATGTTTCTTTCAATTATTCTTTGTGTTTTTTCTTCTTCTCGTATTAAGCAAATGATCATAATCTTTTGTTTAGCTTCTGTATCAAGATCTAATGTATCAACGTAAGCTAGTATTTTTCTAAACTCACGTTTGTTTTGTTTATAGACTGTTATCCATCCGTCAATTTCTTTAGGTTTTTCTACTAAACGATTAATAAATTCTGTGTCCATTTTAATTCTCCTAACAATATAAGATTAGACAACTAATAAACTGATACCAGAGAAGGGAGTCGAACCCTCAAGTCCCGAAGGACAACGGATTAAGGAATTCTCGTTATCAGGTTCATTCTGCAAGAATTCATTAAGTCCGCAGCGGTTGCCATTTCGCCACTCTGGCTGATTAACTACTCCTAACTTGATTCGAACAAGTAAACCCGAAGGTACAGACTTTTGAAATCTGAGCGGTTGCCATTTCGCCATAGGAGCGTGTAACGGAACGAGTAGGATTCGAACCTACGTGACCCTTTCAGGCCAACGACATTAGCAGTGTCGCGCAATAATCCACTCTGCCATCGTTCCAAATAACAGACTAACGTTAGAAAATGGTACTGGACTCGAACCAATATACTGTGGTTTTACCTTCACAGCTAGGAAATCACACATACGTGCTTGCAATTCTGCGTTTGCCATTTTCGCCAACTATTTTCAGTTAGTCTGTTAATTAAACGGATGGTACAGGGGTCGAACCTGTAAGGCTTTCGCTCGTCTGTTTTCAAAACAGGTGCCGTCGCCAACTATCGGCTTGACCATCCAATTTAAAGACCCATCCCAGAATCGAACTGGGGTCTGTTCTTTTGCAGAGAACCGACTTACCACTTGCCCAATGAGTCATATACCCTCGACAAGATTCGAACTTGCAATATCTTGGACCTAAACCAAGTGACTTTCTCCATTTTGCCTACGAGGGCGTATTTTATTTTAACCATTTTCTGATAGCATTATCAGATACTCCATATTTTCTTCCGGTTCCACAGTAACCTAATTCTTTTATTTCATCAAGCAACTGTTCAGTAGAAGGTCTATTGCTAACTTTTCTATTTATGGGACTTAATAAGTAACATTTCCTGCATATTGTGTGTTTTGAGTTTTCGCTAGTAGGATCACCACAAATCTTGCATTTTAATGTTTTGCGATCTCTATCATATTTTATCTTTTTATCGTGTTTTTATTTTTTGTTCAGATTTAGATTTTATTTTAACTCCTAAATCGGTTAAATCCTCCCACCATTTATGAGTTAAATTTTTTGCTCGTTTTCCTCTACAAAACGTATCAGTTTGAGCATCACAATTCGGGCACAATAATCGCAAATTACCTTCTTCGTTATTGCAACAGTCTCCATCTATGTGATCCAATCTTAATCGCAATGGTTTATTGCTCCATGTATTAATCCCACAAATTGAACATCTATATTCTCTTTTTTTACTTAAAATAAGTCTTTTCATTAAAGAATGTGTTTTCGCACTGCTTCCTTTAGCAAACGCTTCGTCCCATGGAGTTTCTGTCTTCTTTCCTTGTCTATTTATCCTTTCATCTGTAAATCTAGTTTTACCTTTTGACCAAAGCATACCTGTAAAATGATCTATGTTTATATCAAAAGTATCAATTAATTTTTTGATAGCGGAATATTTACTTCCATGATTTTTATCGAATCCAAGTTTTCCAAGAACCTCTCTTATACTAACAGATGTTTTTACAGCGTTTAATAATTCTAACTTATTAATATCTTTAACTGCTTTATATCTTTTTAAAGATTCGTAATCTAAACCAAATTCAAAGCATTTTCTTTTTAGCTCTCTATAAGTTGTTCCACTTAATCTTTTTTCATCATAATATTTAGTTGTAATAAGGACTTCGCCTTGTTTCTTGTGAGCTTTCTTTCTATCAAGTAGAGCTTTTTCGTCCATTCTACTATCGACAGACATTACTTTCCAACCATCATCCCATTCTCCATCTATGTGAAGCTCTAGGATACTATTCCTTTTAGCATATTTTTCGGGAATCCAACGAACGTCTTGGATCATGCCATTCTTTGTCTTTTTTATTAGTTTGCATTGTTTGTAAAACATTTTACTTTCCTTACTGGACCCTGATGGAATCGAACCATCTACCCAACCACCACACAGAATTATAATGGGCGCGAGTTTTACAGACTCGTGTGTGGAGCAAGATCCTTATTTAGTTATAAAAATTCTCTTACTGGGATTTACTGGAAATTAATGGGAAAACGAAAGGGGAAATTTAGAGCAAATCCGGAGTATGTTTTAGAGACATAAACTGGACAGCAAGAGAGATGAATAATACGATGATAGAGACTGAGCGACTACGCCAGCGGCGTTCTGTCTGTCAGTCGTAATGTTGTTTTGAGTCTTCATTTTTCTATCTCGTTTATTTATGCATGCCTTTGATTGAGCATGCTTCTAATTTCAGTATCGGTATTATAACCGATCTTCTATACACATTGCAAGTAAAAAATAAGATTCCTTTATTTTTTTATATTCCAAACAGTTAAGTTTTGGTCTTTTCGTAATAAAGCAGAAATAAATCGTCCTACCCCCCAAATTATCTCATCGTTCACCATGACAGAGGGTTCAGCAGTTTCTCCTTTAAATTTTGTCGCATAGTCTTTATAGCGTCCGGGGTTTTGATCGTAAACTTTTCCAGCAACTATCTGTAATCCCCATTTTTGATTTATTTCTTTAATCACATCAACCGGACATCTTGCTATGGAATTTAAATTATTCGCATTTCTTAATAAGTGAGTCATTTCATATTTAACTGGTTGATTTGCTATTAATTTCCATGAATTAATATCTTGAATATCCTCTTGGTTGGGATTCGGGCGTTCATCTATTATTTCTTTTTGAAGCATTGCAGGGAATCTGCTTACGGCTTGTATCCATTCTAGTGGTTTATCTTGAAGTGCTTTTTGGATGTCAATGGATGACATTTTACTATCTGATACTGCATAAGAATCTTCCTCGCCATTTTGTGCTACTTCTCTTTGGTATTGTGCTGTTTTTACTAGACGATAATAAGAGGTATAGGCATAAGCGTAATCGCGTTGTTCAACTTCTGGTGTGACTCCTGAATCCCATGATGGAGGGATGTCTTCTTCGGGACCATTTCTGTCATAATCATCCTCATCCTCACCTGTTTCTTTTACATCGGGATAATACACATTAAGTGCTTTTTTTAAATAGAAAGGAGACATGTTATAGAATTCTTGGATGGTGTTCTTCGCCCAATCTGGTTCCTCTTCATCATAATAATTATCATAAATAGTTTTTGCCATTATGTCAGAAGCTATGCTATTCGATTGAAAATAGCTATTAAAATCATATATAACCGCTCTAAACATTTCGCTTATATCGCCTTGCGCCCAACCATCGTCATAAACATCAGCATGGTTTGCTATTTCGAATATTTCTTCTCCTAAAATATTAATAATTTTTTGTTTCATTTGTTCTGGTATTTCAGACATCAGTCCATATGCGTTTTTGTCTCCACTCGGTATGCAGTTAAACAGATATTCTATCCAATCATTAATCGACCATTCTTTTACTTTTCGATTAATTATTACATCATCACGAGTTTTAGGTGGATCAACAACATAAGCTTCAGGATTTTCTTTTTTGTCTTTTCTAACTTGTTCAGCGTGAGCTTGCATGCGTTCTATCAAAGCTCTAGCTTCTGGATCTAGTCGGTCGTCTTCCCATTCATTTTGAGATATTTTTTTTCTATATCCTGCTGTTTTAATAATTTTCATTATTATCCTAAATTATTCGTTATCATAACTGTGTCTTGTATTTCCATAATAAGTCGTTTCGTCCATATGTCTTTCCATGTTGTCAATTTCTCGCTGGTCTTCTGGATTTCCTTAGTAGCCAAGTTCTTCATTTCTTTTTTCTTCGTACAATGCGTCTTCTATAATTTCAATTATCGGGCCAGTCTCCATTGATTCTGTGATATCTGTACCGGCAGGACCATATACTGTGTTTTCTTGAGCGGTTACTTTTAGTGCAGTTATGTCGAATGCTGGTTCACGATCAGATTCTGTACGTCTTCCTTGTTCGACACCTGCTATTCCTTGAGTAAATGCACCGTCAGAGCCAGCGTCCCATTTATAGTTAAACTCTACTGCTATATCAGGTTCACTAGGATCTTGTTCATAATCAAGATTCCATAATAAGTTGTATGGGTATTCTTTATGTCGTGGGTTGTGTTGTATTATATTTGCTGTTTTAACGGTTTTTATTTTGATCCAACCGTTTGCTAATCCTATCTGTTGCCATTTATTCTCGTTTATTTTTATAGTTGTTTTGCCATTGGCTTTTTTTATTAATCTAATTGGTTTTGTTGATGCAGTTGTCGAGGCTATATTATAATTTCTTGGTTCATACATAAAGCTTTTTATAAGTTCAATCATTTCTGGATCTTTTTGACGTTCTGCTTTAGATAGCGTGCCATCTGTAGGTACAGCCCCAGCTTCAAGTAAAAGTGTAATTATTTCTTTATTAGGTTTTATACCCATTGGACCAAGAACCGCTTGCTCTAATATCATTCTATTTGGTTTTGCTCCTGCATCAATTCCTCTCTGTACCATCTCTATATCATTTCTCTGAACTCCTCGGAATATAGTGTCAAATCCTGGGACATAATAATCAAATCTTTCGTCATCAACCTCTAGTCCTGCTTCAGGAAATCCTGCTTTTTTCCCCATATCCAACCATTCTTGTTCTGTAAGTTTTATAGTTGTTTTGCCATTGGCTTTTTTAATGAGTTTAATTGGTTTTTCTGAGGCATAGGATGGTTGAGCCGCAGCATAGTCAGCATCAGCTTGATCTGCTTGTTGATTTGATTGTGCTGTTTGTTGATCTATTGCGGCTAATTCAGCATCTGCTGCTGCCAAATCATTTTGCATGCCTTCTATCATTTGTTTATATTGACCATATTCCTGTCTAGAAACTTGTCCTTGTTGTATTCTTGCTCTTAGTTGTTGTATCCCGTTGCTTAAGCCTTTATAAGCATTTCCAAGGATACCAACGATTCCGGCACCAGCATTCCAGGCTCCTTGTCCTATGCCTTTTACACCTTTTCCTACTTGTTGAACATTGTCCCAAAAACCAGCTTCTTTTCCGATTTGGACCCATTCTTGATGGCTGATTTTTACAGTTGTTTTACCATTTGCGTTTTTTATAAGTTTCATTATATTCTCCGTAACTAGGTTATTAACTTATGTTTCGGATAAAAAAATGAAACTCCTTCATCTAGATGCTTTTTTTATGGCAATTTCTTTTGATGAGCCTATTAATTATTTCCTTTAATTATTTTTTACGGATTTCTTTTTTCTTTTTGGACATTATGCTGTTTCTCGAATTCATCAATCGCTGATGTCAACTCATCTAATGGCAATCGTCTATCCTCTTCGTCTGGGTCAGAGTCAAGTATATTTTCTATTTCTTTCTCTTGGAGTTGTGCTCCATGCAACGTAAAGTCTGCTTTTACAAAGATTTTAGGAACAAATCCAAAAATAGAAGTACAAAATTTACATTTCATTTTGTAATTAACAGGAAATATATTATCCTTGTCTTTGAAGTGAATGTCGTGACCACAAACGGGACATTTAAAATACATTGTTCCCATGTTTTTCCCAATCTAATTGTTAGTGCTAGATTCCTCTAAGTTGTTTAACAGTTCAGCTAAATCTTTGAAGTTATGTTGTATTGTGTCTACGGTATCTTGTCTTGTTGTATTGAGTTTGTTCATAAGATATCTCAATAACAGAGAGTCATCTATATTTTTTAGAGTACAGATCGGGCAACAATTTTCGGTAACAGCTTCACCGCCCCAATAATCATCTTCTTTATAGGTTATTTCTTTATCAACTTTATCAAGATGTTTCTTACAAAAAATATGTTCATGTTCACAAACTTCAAAACCAACTTCTGCTGGTCCGCAATTGTAACCTGTTTCCAACGTTCCACAAATCTCACATATGAAACTACTTGAGCTACTATTGCTTACAAATCCATTTCTCGTTTTCATTATCCGTCTCTCCAAGCCTCTTCATGCCAACCGAATCCTTTGATATCATCGCCAAGCAAAGACTTGATAAGATCCTCTACGCGAGTTTTAAACTCTTTGCCTGTCTCGTTGTCGCCAATGTCGCTTGGATCAATACCAATGTAAATGCCATAGTATTCAGGGTGGTTTATTGAAAGATCTATTGCATCTCCTAGCTCATATAACAATTCGTAATCATCTTCTTCGAAATGATCCATATATGCTTCAAAACTATCAAACGCATCTCTGTATGATGATTTCGCTGCGGCTTCATTGTTTTTGGTGAGCAGAAGTTCTTTCATCTCATCTGTAGCATTTTCTTTAATTCTGTTTGCAATTTCATCACCTTCATCTAGGCATATCCCATAGATGTGGAATGAACTGGTTGAACTGTTGCTTACGAATCCGTTTCTAATTTTCATTTTTAACCTTCTTCATCTAAAATTTCTATTGTTCCTGCTGCTTTCATCTCTTTTATCATTTGGTTTATGAATTCATCGTGATAAGACACATAAAAAACAGCCAATTCCCAATCGTTTCCGTATGTTGCAGCTTTTTCTCTTATTCTATCTGCTTTATCGTTATTATAGTCGCCATATTCGCATATTTGATCAGAATACTCTAAAACTGCATCTATACCTACGCCTTCAAGTTCGGTTTCTCCCCCATAACATGCTTTCCTTTCAATAGCTTTTAAAATATTGGGATCGCTTCTTCCGCAATGAGGACATGCGTCATTTTTTTTAATAGCTACAACGAAAGAACTACTTGAACTATTACTAACAAAACCGTTTCTAATTTTCATTTTCTATCGCTTTCTTGAATTTCGGCAGATTATTTTCAGTTAGTACGTTGATAATCTGACCGTCTTCTGGACCTCCATCAATCGAACCAATAACTAAATCATAATCTCTGCATAACTGTTTTACAGAGCTATATGCTGCGTTGTCATAGTCCCAAAGACCTCCACCATCTTTTAATGATTCAATGTTGGCTCTAACTTCATCAACATTAGTTCTGTCTTCGTCGCAATTCTTATTTATAGCATCTTGTATCTGTTCATCTGTAAGGTTAAAATCTTTACCCATAAGAATGACAAAAGAGCTACTTGAACTATTGCTTACAAATCCGTTTCTCTGTTTCATGTTATTTCTCCGATGTGGCTAACGTCTTGTATATCTCGTCTGCTCCCCTTGGAAGCAAATCGATAATATCCAGTTTTTTAATTTCTTCCCAATTCATTTTTTTCCTATATTTTTTAAGATTTTCTTTTTTTGTTATTAGTCTTAAATTTCTCATGTCCCAACATTTTTTAAACTCTTCATCTCCTGGTTTTAGCGATAAAAACCAGTGATAATCTATTATATGGTCTATCTCTAAATTCCCACATAAATAATCTTTTTCAGAAAACGTAGGTTGAATATTGGATTTCAAATACAACCATAGATCATCAATTTTGTATCCGATGTTTAACTCTAAATTTTTCATTTTAAATAAATGACCAATGTTATTGTCTTTCCTGATCCTATCTATAACACAACATTTTAATTTCCAACAAGGATCTGTTTTTCTTTTTTGTCTCAAATATTCATTTCGATGTTGTTTGTTTTTAGGAAGTTTTTTATATTTCCTTTCTTTAGCTCTATATTCTTTACTCTTCATTTTTTTGAGTATTTTTTCTTTATTTTTGTAATAATAGTCTAATGCCCAAAATTTATTCCTGCACTTTTTGTCACAAAATTTTTGATGACTGTATTTTGTCGTAAATAGTTTATTACAAAGTTTACATTCTTTCTTCATTTTATCTCCTATAAAGTTTATGGATGCTCGTTCCATGTACTTTATAGGAGATAAACAAAGAAATTCCTTTATTAAACTTTAAACAAAAAGCAATTTCTACAATTAGACAATAGTTTATTTCTGAAATCTATGGTTCTTGGATGGTTCCAGATGTCTTTTATAAAGCTGTCGCAATTAACGACATCTAAACCATCTTTCCATCCTTTAACTCCCTCTGCAAAGGAACAGGGGAAAAATTCAGCGTCTACAGAGATATAAGTACTAAAGCAGGAACTTTCGCATGGCTCAGCATTCATTTTAAACTGATCATAATTATCATGATCTTTAACTGATGCCAAAAATTTGTGGCACGAACAGCTATCAAATCCTATTGATATTTTTTCGTCTAATGCTGTATTCACTAGGTTTTTAAATTTTTCTTCAGAAAGAGTCGTAAAATTCTCTCCTCCACCTTTTTGTTTTAGAGACAGCAAAACAAAAGCATTTAATTCAGCTAGTCTTTCATCGTTCTTTATATCTTTAAGAACCTCTAAGGCTCTATCATAACTTTCATCGCAGATCATATAATGTATATTTATTTGATCCATCCCTCTGTCTGTTAATTTTTTTACAGAATCATAGCAAATATCTTTATTTTCATAACAGGATACTGCTACTGCTCCACAATATTTCTTTAATTTATCTGCTGTATCATCTGTTATGTTCGCTACAGTAATATTAGGTATGATACCGATGTCACGAAG